GGCCGCCATGCGAGAAGCGAACGCCTACCCGCGTCCAATTTGCCGACTCGAGGTCGACGGACGCGACATCACAGCGGCGATCGAGCAGCGCCTGATGAGCATCGAACTGACCGACAACCGCGGACTCACAGCAGACCAGCTCGATGTCACGCTCTCGGATCATGACGGGCGTCTGGTCATTCCACCGAAAGGCGCAACCCTGCGCCTGTGGCTTGGCTGGAGTGATACCGGCTTGGTCGACAAAGGCTCGTACACGGTCGACGAGACCGAACACAGCGGTGCGCCGGACCAGTTGAACATTCGCGCGCGCAGCGTGGACCTGAGCGCCGGGCTGAAGGTCAAACGGGAGCGAAGCTGGCATGACGAAACGATTGAGTCAGTCGTACAAGCCATTGCGGGTGCCTACGGCCTTGGTCCGCTGGTAAGCGCCGCCCTCAGTGCGATCAAACTGGTGCATCTTGACCAGGCCAATGAATCAGACGCGAACCTGCTCTCACGCCTGGGACAAGAGCATGATGCGATCGCCACAGTGAAAGCCGGCAAGTTGCTGTTCATGCCGATCGGCAACTCAACCAGCGCTAGCGGACTGAACCTGCCGCACATCACGCTGACTCGCCGGGACGGCGACCAGCACCGTTTCCTACAAGCGGATCGGGACAGTTACACGGGCGTTCGGGCGTTCTACTACGACGTCAACAGCGCCGAAAAAAAAGAGGCAATCTCCGGCGGTGGCGACAATATCAAGGACCTGCGGCATTCCTATACCGACCAGAAAACCGCACTGGTCGCTGCCCGGGCTGAGTGGAACAAGCTGCAGCGTGGAACGGCAACACTCAGCTACTCGCTGGCGCGTGGTCGTCCGGATCTAACACCGGAGCTCACCTACTCCCTGACAGGCATCAAACAGGAAATTGCGGACATTATCTGGCTGGGGGGCAACGTCAAACATAGTTTCACGTCGGACTCATTCACCACGAGTCTTGAGCTTGAATCAAAGTTGCCAGATGGCGATGAGGTAGCGGAGTTGGCCGACGATTTCAAGGACTACACGGGCATTATCGCGTGGTACCGCGACGAGAAGACGGGAGAGCAGAAGCAGGTCACCGAGGGAGACCAAAGCAAGCCGAGACGGCTCACTCATCTCTACGGGAGCAAAGCGTCAGCGAAAAGGGCGGCAGAGAGGGAATACAAGCAGCATGCGAGCTAAAGGCAGAAATTGCCTACGCACTGCAGGTGAGTAAACGCCTACGTGTTTACCGGCCACGCCATCTGGTTCGCGTCTTTAATCGAGACCATTGCATGTAGCACCGAAAGAATTCTCTCCCGATCATCTGAAGACAGCCGTCGGTATCCGGCGAGCAACTCAAGCTCCAACTTTGAAATCGGCTCAATCGCCGGCAGTCCGGTTGTCATCAGGTGAGAGGGGATTTGAATCAGTTCCATCGGTTGTCATGCTCCAATACTGTATGCACATACAGTACATTTAACGGAGGATTTCGCCAATGGGTTGAACTGCTCGTAACAAAAAAGCCCAGCCTGGGCTGAGCTTTTTGCGTCACTTCTCGAACGATGCATTCACAAAAACGAGATGGCAACCAAGTCATTTATGAGGTGCATGTACTGAGCTTTTAGTGACAGACGCCAACGCGAATGCCATACGACGGACCGATTCTTTATCGTAGTCCGACAGCTCTTTAAGGTATGACACCACTTCGAGCTCAAAGGACGAAAGTTGATCAGGCGAGACAGGGAAGCGCTCACCAAATACCACGTAATGGACATCTACCCCCAACGGCTGGACCGCGGCTAAATACTTTGCGTCTGGACTTCTTTCATCCTTTTCGTAGTTCAACTGCGTTGTTTTTCCTACGCCGCCAGCAGCACCTAAATCGGTCTGGCTGAGCCCCAAACGCGACCTCTCTTCCTTCAGTCGCTCGCCCATGGTCATATTTTTGAACCCCTAACATTGACAGGTTCATTTAATTGAACCATTATCATCACAACACTACGCGAAATCACACGAATCTGAACTATGCACGCCACCTATGCACCCGAGCAAGCCTGCCAGGACGCAAGAAAGCGCCTGGAGTTACAGGGCATATCCGTAAAGGATTTTGCTATTCAAAACGGTCTCCATCCTTCAACTGTCTACGCAGTTTTAAACGGACAGAAAAAGTGCCTTCGAGGTGAAGCGCATCGCGCAGCCGTCCTCCTTGGGATCAAAGACGGCGTGATTACAAATTAGGGCCTCTGGCTCACGGAGGAAACCAGAAGATGAAACGCCCAGTGCTAGAAACCAGGCGCCAAGTCGTAAGCGCAGTTGTTTGCGCTTACCCGGGTGGTCGCGAATGCGCAGCAGCGCGACTCGGTTATGAACTCAAGAAGTTTGACAACCACGTCTACGAAAACGCAGGCAGCCGGCCTTTGAGCGATGATCAGATTCATATGCTCGAACGAGACGCCGGAACCAGCTTTTTTCCAGAGTATGTGGCCTCGCTGTACAGCGGCATGTTCGTGCCAATCGCAGATCCCCAAACTCTGGACAACATCGAGCTATACAGCCGCTCGGTAAGCACTGCTGCAAAGCGCGGTGTGGTCGATCAAATCATCGATAAAGCGCTGGCTGATGGAGTCATTGAGAAAGGTGAGGCGGCGGCCATTCTCACGGCTCACAGTAAATATCTAAGTGCTCGCCACTCCGAGGTGCTGGCCACAATTCAACTGCACAGCAAGGAGGCCGACCAGTGAGCACCTACAAACTTGTCTGTCCTCATTGCTCAGGCCGCATGCGAATCCGCACCAGCGAAGGCACCCACATTTTCCTGCGTGTAGCTTATCTGCAGTGCATCAACGAGGCCTGCGGTTGGTCCGTGCGGGCGCAGTTTGAAATGACCCATGAGATGAGTCCGAGCGGTATGGCGAATCCGGCCGTTCGCCTTCCCATCGCGGACGTGGCCCTACGTCGCGCGGCAATGAAGTCAGCCAATAACCAACCCGATTTGCTGGATCAACTGGAAATGGAGGCCTCACTCGCATGAACGCCATCACCTTGACGATCAACCCCGCCAACGACTATCGCGCCGCCATGCAGCAAGCAGCCGTGGCGTACCTGTACCGCCAACAAGGACAATACCTGTCCGGCGACCACCAGCTACTGGAAAACTGCAAGCGCTACCTCAACCATTCGCTTGAGGTGCCTGAACACCTGGTGCAGCGCATCGCCGAGTTGGCGGTTGCCGAGTTTGAAAGCATGACGACAAAGCGGGTGGCCCAGCTTGGCATCCACCCGTCGAGCACAGCCTTTCGCTATCTGGTCTGCCTGCTGGATACCCAGACACAAAAGCGCTACCCCGTCCCGGCGCGTTTTCTACCAGCGCGTTTGCTGACCTCCCGCAACACCTCGCACTAATCCTGAACCACCCCTGCCATATGCCCGCTTCGCGTGGGTAAGGGGACACTGCACTTTACCGGTGGCCAAAATGAGCAATATCACCATCCAATTGGAGCTGAACCAGCAGCAGGCAGAGCAATATCTGCGCTGGCTCAACAACCAGTACGACACCACCATGGCCGACGTTTGGTACTCCGATCGCTACCGGAATGTACCGCGCGGCGAGCGCGCTCCGAAGGTGCTGAAGGATATTCCGCACCTTGCCGGCATCTGCCGCACCCGTTGCGAGTTGAAGAAGCACCTTGAAACTGCGGAGCGTGCGCAGTGAAGACAATGGACCATCAGCTGCGCGCCGACGTGCTGCAGCGCCTCGAGGCCGACTTTGGTCTGCAGCACATGGCCGGCACCCATTACATGCGCAAGGGGACCTGCCCTCAGTGCAACCAGAAGCGGCTGTTCTCCCGGCATGACGAACCGTGGTTCATCCGCTGCGGCCGCGAGCAGAAATGCCGCTACATGGAGCCGGTGAAAGAGCTGTACAGCGACCTGTTCGACGACTGGAGCAAGCGCGCACCGGCCACCGACGACCAACCCGCAGCCAGTGCCAAGGCCTACTTGACCTTCGCCCGCGGCTTCGACATTGGCCAGATTGAAGGCTGGTATTCACAAGAGCATTACTTTGATCGGGATCTGAACATCGGCACGGCAACCGTTCGCTTTCCGCTCGACAAGGGCGGCTACTGGGAGCGTTTGATCGACAAGCCGAACCGCTTCGGTAAGAAGAAGGCGCGTTTCAAACCCGGTGAAAGCTACAGGGGTTTCTGGTGGGTGCCGCCCTGCGTGGACCTTCTACAGGTCGACGAACTGTGGATCGTTGAAGGCATCTTTGACGCTATTGCCTTGGTGCAGAACGGCATCCCCGCCGTTGCCGCACTCTCCTCGAACGCCTATCCGGAAGAATCACTGAAAGCCCTGATCACCTCTCGCGCCGGCAAAACGCCGAAGCTGATCTGGGCGCTAGACAATGAACCAGGCGCCCACAAATACACCCGCATGTGGGTCCGTCAGGCTCGAGACATCGGCTTCGCCTGTGAGGCAGCGCAGATCCCCCAGCCGGACTCACGCAAGGTCGATTGGAACGATCTGCACCAGCGTTGGGCGTTCATGGATGACGTCGAAGCCCGCACCCAGCGGATCGACAAAGAGCTGGACGACGCCAAGCACCACGGTGCCTTGCTGATCGCAGAAAGCGCCGTGGAGAAAGCCTTGCTGATGTACCAGTGGCGCGAGCGCGAAGAGTTTCACTTCGGCTTCGACTCCCGCCTGTACTGGTGGAAATTGGACATCTCGAAGTTCAACAGCGCCATGCAGGCACTGGATGCCAGCGATAACCAAGAAGACCAACAGTTGAACGACAAGGCTCGGCGCGCCAAGGCGCTGCGCATGTCCGGCTGCGTGGTCGAGATTGCCAACTGCTACCCAAAGGCCCTGTATTTCCAGCGCAACGAGATTACCGACGAGTCCTGGTACTTCTTCCGCGTCGACTTCCCCCATGACGGCGGCTCGGTGAAAAACACCTTCACCGGCGGCCAGGTCGCAGCGGCCAGCGAATTCAAAAAAAGACTTCTCGGCATGGGCGCCGGGGCCGTGTTCACCGGTAGTGGACAACAGTTGGACAAAATTATGAAAGACCAGCTTTTCGGTATCAAAACCGTTCAAACCATCGACTACGTTGGTTACAGCAGGGAGTACGGCTGCTACGTGTTCAACGACATCGCTGTTCGGGAAGGCCAGCTCATCAGTATCAACGAAGAGGAGTTCTTCGAGATGGGCAAGCTGAAACTCAAGAGCCTGCAAAAAGGCGTGAAGATCGCCCTGCAGAAGGACGCCAAAGACTACGACCAGCAATGGTTGAATTTGCTTTGGCAATGCTTCGGCGCCCAGGGCACCGTTGCGCTGACCTTCTGGTTCGGTTCGCTGTTCGCCGAGCAGATTCGCGCCAGGTATCAATCGTTCCCCTTCCTCGAAGCCACAGGCGAAGCCGGTGCCGGTAAAACCACCCTGCTCACCTTGCTATGGAAATTGCTGGGCCGAGAAGGGTACGAAGGCTTCGACCCATCCAAATCCACCAAAGCCGGCCGTAGCCGCTTGATGGGCCAAATCTCCGGCATGCCCGTTGTGCTGCTGGAATCGGATCGCAGCGGCGACGATAAAGCCCACGCCAAAACGTTCGAATGGGACGAGCTGAAGGACTACTACGGCGGTGGCACGCTCGCGACCAAGGGTGTCAAAACCGCCGGCAACGAAACCTACGAACCGCCCTTCCGCGCCACCATCGCCATCAGCCAAAACGCTCCGGTCGTAGCGTCCGAGGCGATTATGACCCGGATTGTGAAACTGCATTTTGTGCGGCCAACCGTGACAGCTGAAAGCCGCGTAGCAGCGGACCTGCTCAATTCTTTGGATGGCGCAAAGCTCAGCAACTTCCTGCTGCAAGCAGTACGCAAAGAGTCAGAAGTGATGGAGCTGTTCGCCAGTCGCGTGCCTGGTTATGAAGCCAAACTGCGCACCCTTCACAGCCATTGCTTCGCGTGCGAAACGCCATTCAAAAACGAGCACGACCACTGTGCCCACTGCGGTAACAAGCTACGCGGATACATCCGTGTGGAGCGGATCAACAAGAACCACGCCCAGCTGCTCGCCCTGCTCGATTGCTTGCGCCTGGTCCTGCCCCTCAGCGAGCCGCAAATCAGCCACACCCGCACTCAAATCATCCGCATGGCCATCGAGCGTCAGGCCTCGATCAGCTCGGATCATCCGGTTGTGGCTGAATTCTGGGAAGTGTACGAGTACCTCGAAGGCCTGGACGCTGACGGCCCAGTGGTCAATCACAGCAAGAAAGATAACACCATCGCCATCAACCTCAACGACTTCGTCAAGTGCGCGGCCGAGCACCGCCAGAAGGTTGCCGATATCGGCGAGTTGAGGGAGCGCCTGAAAGATTCCCGCTCTCGAAAGTTGATCGACACGAACAAGGCAACTGACAGCGCGGTTCGCGCCCACCAGGCCAAACACTCCAACGCTGTCGTCACCAAGCAACCCATCGTGAAGTGCTGGATTTTTCAGGCCTGACCGTCAATCACCGAGGGACAGATGAATGCAAATTCAAATACTCGCCGGTAGTGACACATCGGCCCCCCTGCAGGACCGCGTCACCGAAGTGATGCGCCGAATGGGCAACGATCACCGGAAAACCGTACAGGCCGAAGCCTACGGCGCAGAGGGGCTCGTTGACATCTTGGAGGTTCGGGCAACAGACGGTCAGCGAGAGATTTTGGTACTGAATTGCTCGCGACAGCAGATCCAGGCGGCACTTGATTGGCAATCGAGCACTGAGGACAACAACGAATTCGAAGGCTTGGAGCTGCACCTGGTGCGAAAGCCAGACAGCGACTTGTAACGCCGGGTGCAACCGGCAACCACTGAAAGGAGAGAACCATGCAGCGCACCAACGAAACAGCCCAACGGGGTAGCAGGGAATTGTTGAGCAACCTGATCAGCACGATCGCAACAGTCGCACTGATCGCTGTCACGGCCATTCAGGTACCTGACGTACTGATCTGGCTCGCCAAGTAACGGAGTAACGGGAAGTGGTGCCGAGGGGGTGCAACCCCTCGGCACCGACCACCATTGAAAGGAGAGAACCATGCAAGCTCAAACCCACAACGATGGCACTGCCGAGGCTATCACGATCACAGCTTCTCCCGGCTCTAGAACTCGTCCCTCGATGGCTAGCCATCGCCTTGACCTACCTAGCGTCTGTGATTTCTGCGGAAAAGCCCGATCCACGCGTAAGCACCAAAACTGCAGTCGCCTCAGACAACAACACAAGTCTGTGGAATGGGCCGCCCTAATGGCGGAAAAAGCTGCGGCCAAACAAGCGAAGGGGCGTCGTTTTGCTTAATCAACTCGATAGGTTTATGAGAGAAAAAGAGGTGCTACGCGTGACATCTTTTTCAAGGACCACGCTCTGGCGGGAAATTAAACGCGGACGATTTCCTAGATCGGTCGTAATTTCTGCAGGCCGTGTCGGTTGGAGGGAATCAGCGATAGCCGCCTGGCAGCGCAATCCGGAAAGCTGGCAAAAATACAAATCAAACAAGGCCGCGTAAGCGGCCTTTCCATACAGTATTCTATCGATAGAAGCAGTTGCCGCTAATGGCCAAGGGGCAATCGATGATTGCCCGATATTCCCAGTAAAATGGCGTAGAAATGCACGAACTATCCGGATTTACTTTCAGCAAAATCGTTATTATTCAATCGCTAGAACCTGAAGAGGTGCAGACAGGCCAAATATTATCCGACTATATTTCAGGCTTGCCAGGCTACATGAATTACCAGCCCCCAATCACGGTTATAAACTGCAAACACGCAAATCAGTTCTTAGAAATACTGCAGGACTTGACTCAAGATGCTGCGGCGGGAGATATCCCTCTTTTACATATAGAATGCCATGGAAACATTAAAGATGGGCTGGAATTTGAGAATAGTAGCACTCTAAGCTGGGATCGATTATCAGCAGCGCTTATCCCGTTAAATATCGCAACTCGATTCAATTTACTAGCAGTATTTTCAGCGTGCTTTGGTGCGCATTTTGTGAGCCAAATAGAACCCATTGAACCATCGCCCTGCTGGTGCTTAGTGGCTCCCACCGAGCGTGTCGGTGTGGATGAACTACTGCAAGGTTTCAGAGTATTTTACTCCGCACTGATTAATGACAATGACATGGGAGCCGCAGTCAGAAGTATTTCCAATTGCCGTCTAAGTCACGGCAGATGGCTTTCAAAGCCAGCGGAGCTTTGGTTTGAGCAGCTAGTAACAGGTTATGTAAAAACTCACTGTACAGAGCCCGCCGCAAGAAAACGGGCTCAGGAAATGTATCGCGAGCTTAAGAGAAAAGGAAATCGCTGTAGCTTGGGTTCACTGATTCGAATGCTTCGAAAGAGGAATAGACAGTGCTTGCACAGTGACTACTTTGACAATTTTTTTATGATTTCGCAGATTCCAGAAAACTTTCTACGGTTCGAAACCGCACGTAATCGCATAGTGATCAAGATCGAAGAATTTCGACATAGTGGCAAATATGTAATTTGACCCCCCACATCAAAGGACAGTAAATTGACAACTTCGAATACCGAAAAAATGTTTTGCTGCTTTATCATTGATGACAACCAAATCCTAGGAGAGCTTTTACTAGACGGAGAAGATTCAAAGCTTAACTTAAGCAGTAGAAAACAGATCCCCTATAACCCTGAACCTCACACGCTTTTTGGAGAGTCGATAGATCATAGAAAAATCAGCTTATATAAGTGTGTAGGACAATCACCTTTTCCAGAAGGTATTTATCCTCTCCCTGTGTTCAAACGCGAGACGTTCCCTCATTACGCCCTAATAGGTTCCAAGCATTTCTCATGGAATGAGCCAGTTTTTAATACCGTAACATTCAAAACTGACGATCTTGGACTGTTATATTCTCAGCGCGGCAGTATTGGATCTGCATTAGTAGATTCGGAAAAACTTAAGGACACAATAGGAAAAACACCTACTACAAAAAACTTCGACCCCGAAAACCATACAGTCATTTACTATTTCACAGAAAATACGCCCCCTTCACCGGTCAACTTAAAAATTGGAGAGTTCTCTATAAAAACTACCGTTACGGGAAATGCCAGTGACATCACAGGAATATCATGCATTAAAGAAACAACTGCGACCATAACTTACGACACCCCTAAAGCTTTAGACCAGATTATTAATGATGTAACGGACATACTGGATTTTCTTACGACAATTACCGGACGCTCACAAGGAATACAGGACCTCTACGTAAACACATCAAAAAATTCTTGTAACGCCGTTTCAACGCAATCCGATGCGACCTTAGTACACTGGAGCCTTGCTCCTACCTCAGTCGGAAGTAGCCTGCAATCTCGCTGGGACATGCCAGTTACACCTGATACGTTTGAAGAGATGTTTTCCAACGTGTTTCGCAATTGGATTCACAGGCATGATGAATGGTGTATAGCTAGGTCAAGGATCCTTCACAGTCAAAGAAACGGAACTTATTATGATGAAAATCGACTTATTGCCGCGGCTAACGCATTTGACCTACTTCCAGATTCAAGTTATCCGGAGGTTGGAAAACTAACCGAAGAAACAACGCTAAAAAAAGAAAGATGCAAAGAAATAATTATGGAGATGAAACATGGTGACGAAAGGAGTCAAATCCTCGGTACATTAAACTTCTGGGGAAGTAAACTAATGGATAAAATCCTATACAAATCGAAAATCGTTCAAGAAAAATTTAACAATCATTTTCAAGGATTAGAAGACGTCCTAAAAATTGCGCTTAAGGCGAGAAATTTTTACGTGCATGGTTCGGACTACGGCCACAAGTTTTACGAAGAACTAACTACATTTTTGACGGATACATTAGAGTTTGTATTTATAGCCGCTGATCTGATCGAGTGCGGATGGGATGCTTCTCAGTGGGTAAACCAAGGTCACGGAGTAGGTCATCCATTAGCTCGTTACCTTCACTTGTATCCTTCGGAAATTATTCGCTTCAATACCGCAAAAGCGCTCGTGAGTACGAGCAATAGATAATCTATCGCTGCCTGGCTCGAAGGTCCGCAATTCGTTGGCTTTCGCGTAAGGCAGCGTTAGGTCAGTCTTTACCGTCATTGGGGAAACCCGCAAATCAAATCCGACGCAACAGTTCCTGTAGGATGCCAATGAGCGGACAATCAGAGCATTTAATTGTCCAGGTTGGCAGCAATAACGTTTTTATGTAACCAGAGAGCCCAGCGCTGGAGGCCTTTCTGTTTTTCGTCGAAATAGTCATAGCGATCGTAATGCTTGGACGAAACATCTCCGAAAGCATGCCCCTGAATCCGGTCACGCAGTTCTTTCGTCAGCTTCGCGGCGCCCATCAAGGTTTTGCAGGTGCGCCTCAAATCTCGCATGGTAAAAGAGCCATTGAACTTGTCCGGATGCCGACCGCAAAGTTTGGTCACGGCCCGAGACAGTGAGTTGGCATGCAGCGAGCTGTCCGGCACTTTGCCCTCGAATGGGTAAAGGCTTGTCGCGTTGATTTCGTCCATAGCTTTCAAGCTCTGTCGCATCAACTTGTTGTAGGGCACGACGTGTAACGAGCGTTCGCCTTCGGCCCCGCGACCTTTCTTGTTGCGAATGACCAGGTGGTCTTTCAGGTAGTGCCGGCGCTCAGTCGCGAGTAGCTGCTCTGGACGCTGGCCACCTGAAGCGATCAAGAACTTGATCAACTCAGCAGTAACCACGCTCAGATGTTCGGGCAGCATTTGCCAGAGATGCGCGAGTTCCGTCGCGGACAAGGCGCGGTCGCCAGGTTTCTCCCAATCGGCCTGAACAGGGACGCTAGCCACCGGGTTACTTTTGATCCCAAATTTCACATCATTTTTCTGATAACTACGCGGGTTGAACTCCTGCTCCAAAGCAACCTGAAAAGCCGCGTGCAACTGCGATCGGAGACGATTGCAGTACGTGGTCACGCCGTTAGCGATCATCCTCGCGATGATGTCCCGGATTTCGCCGGGACCGATCAGAACAGCTGGAAGCTTGACCAGGTTTGGGAAAGGCTCAGAAACGTAGCGCTTGAAAGACCATTTCACATCTTCAACGGAAGCGGCGCCCTCCCCCGTCAATTTGGTGATGTAGCCATCCATCACTTCCTGAAAGGTACCGGCCGCGACCACGACTTCCTTTTCAGCGCGGCACAGATCTCGCGCATCTGCTAAACCGAGCGTTGGCCAGGTACCGAGCTTGCTCTTGATCTTCTTGCCGCCGCTGTAGCGCTGGAAGTAGAACTCCTTCGTCCCATTCGGCCGCACTCGCAGAAACAGCACGCCCTCACCTCGGGCTGTACGGCCATCCGAGACCGTGTATTCCTTTTCCGCAGGCTTCATTGCCTTGATTTGTTTCTCTGTGAGCATTTGGGGGCCGTTACTGGGGGCTGTATGACTGAAATATGGGGCGAACCGATGAAACAAGCTGAAATCACGGATCTCCCTTCAACCCCTATAGTACGGGGCTATCCGGGGCATAAGCATACATCCGGCGCCCATCTGAAACACCATCCGCCCAAGATTCCCAAGCTGA